CGCCTACACCGTCCTTACCGTCTACGCCATCAATACCGTCTTTGCCGTTGTAACCGTCTTTACCGTTTGTTCCATCCAAGCCTCGATCACCTTTTTCGCCTTTAGCGCCTTGGAGACCATCCTTACCATCTTGTAAGGTCTTAGCTTTAACGTCGATGATGCCGTTCAACTCGTTGAAGCGAGTCTCTAGGTCGTTCTTGATACGTTTAATGGCATCAACGACTAAAGAGGCGTACTGACCAGCCTCCTGAGCCTTAACAGCAGCCTTAGAAGCTTGTACGTTACTCTCGATACCTTTAACTAGAGCTAGTTTTTCAGCATCGGAGAGGTTAGCGATACCTAATTTCTCTTCTAAAGTGTTAATGTCCATTATTTCAAGCCTTCGGTGAGCTGTTTAAGGAAATCAGCCTCAGTTCCCATCTGATCTTGCTTATATTTGCTCATCTGTAACTCAACGATCTTCGCCTTGTTCTTGATGTCAGCTTCTTTAAGCATTAAGTCAGCAATTTTAACACGTTTATCGAACTCTCTGCTAGCTAATTCATCATTATTAGGCAAATTATTAGTGGATGAGGCAATAATCTTAGCTTGAACCTCTTGAGGCTTCAACTGAGTCTCCACCATCGTGTTCATAGCCTCAGCTTTATTGCGTTCAGCTTGTGTAGTATTCACTGCAATCTGAGCCTGAGCAGCTTGGATAGCTAGTTGCTGCTGCATTTGCTCCATCTGCTGTGCTTCAGGGTTAGGTTGAGCCATCTGATCGAGAGCTGCAATCATCTCAGCGCGGTTAGACAGAGAGGAGTTAGCGATAACACCCTTCAAGATCAGAGGCAACACTGGAGTGTTAGGGCCTAAGGTCTGCAAGAGAGCGATGAACTGTGATTGTTCGTACTCACGAGCCATGATACCCAAGGTAGCTGTAGGTACGAAGTTCAAGTCAGCTGAAGGGTAACGCTCAGGATCGAACTGCATGAAGCGGAAAGCTGCCTTCTTGATGAAAGGAGACAGGAAGTCCTCTTGGAAGTTCGTCAAGGTACGCTTATTCTTCTTGATCAAGGAAGCCACAGCCATCGAGATACCACCTTGGGAAGCATCACGAGAGACTTGGGAGATCATGCCATTGGTGTCCATCGTACCAGTAGCTTGCAAGAGCATACGCTCGAAGTTCTGAGCTGCCGCTGGAGCGTTACCATCTGTGCTACCGAACTTGAACGGCATCATGATCTCAGATGGATTACCGTTAGTCAGGAGAGCTTTACCGGGCTTAACTTCAAATTTAGCACCGCGAGGCAAGCGAGTAGCATCCATAGCGATCATGGGCGATGTAGTCAAAGCCAATGAGTCAAGATAGGCGCGATACTGAGCATCAATAGCCTTCTGCATGTTGTATGCCTTCTCAACGACACCTCGACCCAACAGACGGTTAGGTACTGTATCGTCTTGGTACGTCATGATAGGACGATCCTTCATCATGTAAGGATTCTCTTCAGCCTTCAGGAGCAAGGAACCGTTACCGATAACGATGATAGCCTCTACCAAGTCAGAGTAGTCATCAGCTGCTGAGTCTTCAGGGAAGAGATCTACAACTTCCTTACCGTCACCTTCGAGCTGCATCAAGTACTCACGAGGCACTAAGCCGTAGTACGTGAGCATCGTAGCTTTACCGTCTTGGAACTGTCGAAGTTCCTGAGTAGCCTCTAGAGAGTCATCGTCCATGTAAGGAGAGATGTCTACCTTGCGATAGATACCTGACTCCATACCAGCTACGATCTTATGCAAGCTCACAGGCTTCTCAATAGCTACACCCATACAGTCATCCACCGATGTACCGTTAGGATCAAACAAGAAGTTCTTAGGGTTGATAGGGTTCAAAGTAACGGAGATACGGTCTTTCTCCATAACACCGATAGCCGCTTGACCTGTGACACCGGGAATAGGCTGAGTAGCTGGTACGTACTCTTTAGCTGTCTTAACAACCAATTCACCGATACCAGTACCGTAAATCTTAGCCATCAAGCCAATCTGATCGATACTCTTACGGATCTTATCCTTGTTGAAGTCTTCCATCATCTTACGCTTGAGGTCTTCAACGTCGATAGGATTACCGTTTACATCCTTAACGTCATCTTCAATGTCAAAGTATTCGCCTTGACCGAAAATAGCTTCCATGATCTCAGCATGGCTAGTCTCAACGGCTTGCTGAGTGGCAGGGGAGATGATGCGTGAACGCTCTGAGTCACGAGTGGAGTCAGAAGCTTCCCACTGACCACGGAAGATACGCTCATACTCTTCCCATGAGTCCATGTAGTTATGGTCACGGAAGTCTCTCCAACGCTCAACGTGATCCATCACCCACGAGACTAACTCTTTGTCATTCTCTGTAGGCTCTTCAAACTGAGCGTCATTCTTTTCAATTTCTTCGGACATTAGGTGTTCACCTTATATAATTGGATGGAATATATCACAAAAGTGTTAATTTGTCAATACCCTGATATAACATCAAGGACAATATGATCATCTTCTTCGTAGTCTTGCTGGTAGTTAGACATAGCCAGCTGATCTACGTAAGCTAAGGAGTCAATCAAGTCATCGTGTACGCCTGTGGCGGGGAACATAATGAACTGATCCTCAAATTGCTTCCACTCCTCATCGATGTTCAAGGAGATACGTCCATGCTCAAAACGACCTTGTAAGGCCCATACGACCCTATCTGTCTTCTTCTTGTTACCGTGAGTGAGGTCATGGATGTGCGTATACACATTGTTCTTCCTCATTAAGTCCTGAAGGTAGTGCATCACAGCATTCTTCAAGGCTCCTCTCTCGATACCCACAGCGACAGGTTGATACTCTTTCACAGCTAGGAGGATCTTAGAAGCAGTCTCTCTGATGTCCCAACGTCCGTGGATGATCTTCTTAACCCACCAGTCACCGTTGTCTAGAATCTTACAGACGGTAATGGCTGACTCATCTAGACGCTTCTTAGAGGCTCCCGCGTTCTTAGCGACATCTTCAAAACCCGCCAAGTCAATAGCGATAACGTAGTCACCGTACTGAGGTTCATCCTTGTACTTTAACCACTCCTCTTTGAACAGATCTGAACCTGCTGTATCGAAGGAAGACAAGTATTCTTGCTTGAAGGCGAAGGAGCTTAGAGTCCTCTCAGCAGCTTCAATCTCCTTAGGATCGATAGTCTCGTTGTCCTTGGTGGTGAAGTGCCATGACTGCCACTCTTCGTCCTTATCCTGACCTAGCTTAAAGACATCGTAGAACCAGTTACGTCCACTAGGGGTACTAATGAACAAGGCTCTACCCTTCTTATCTGACAGGGAAGCTCGGATGATCTTCTGCCATACGTCTTCCTTAATAAAGGCACATTCGTCTAGAACGACATAAGTAAGAGAGACACCACGAAGAGAATCGGGATTATCAGCCCCTCGAACAAGGATCTTTCTTCCATTGACAAGAGTAATCTCCAAGTTGTTCACATGGGAGGACTTGATGACTTGTCTACCTAAGTCATTCAGTAAGTCCCACATAATAGTTCTAGCCTGTCCGAGGGTAGGAGCTATGTACATCACAGCTGACCCTTCAGGACAGTTCAGAGCTTCAATGAGCAGGGTCACTGCGGAGAGCCTAGACTTACCACAGCGACGCCCTGCTGCAACCACTTTAAAACGATGGGTGTCCTTGAAGACCTCTTGTTGCCATTTAAGCAATTCAAAGTTTAATGAGGTCATTCCTTAGCCTCTACATCCGAGATGTCATACGAGACATCATCTTGCTCAATAACAGTACTAGCTTGAGTAAGCCCTGTAATGTTAATGCTAATAGCAGGAGTACCACCGCCTTGTTTAACTTGTTCAAATGAAGACACAGGTACGATCCTGTCCACGATTAGCTTCCATGCTGCTGACTGAGCCTTATGTTCAGGATCTAAGGCAGCATCGAAGATAGCCTCTAAGACCCTAGCTGACTTAGGGGAGTTAAGCATCCTAGCTTTGTACTCATCCATGATAGCTTTATCACCAGCTGGACGACCACGTAACTCCCTATGACCCTTCTTCTTGGCGACTATCTCACCCTTCTTAGGTCTACCTGCTTTACGTTTCTGTGGGACTGCTTCGTCTGTCATCTTTGTCCTTATAGGAGATTGACTAATAATAGTAAGGGGTAACAAT